CCTTAACCATCGCGTCACCATAGACGCCATCGTACTGAGTCTCCTCTGTGCCAGTTGAGTAACCCAGTTTGACGAGTTGGCGCTGACGGTACTGAACGCCGTTTCCCTTTTCCCCCTTGACGGGGAACATCTCACTCACGGCTTCCCCCTTAAGGACGCTAAGCAACTTGTTCATGTTGTCGTAGTCGTTTACTCGGTCCCTATCGCAGGACAGATGAATGTGCCACAGGTGACTGGGATCCGAGGACCGGGCGTCGTGGTACCGGAAGTCATACCCCTCCACGCCAGTATCGGTATCGGCCTGGCCATAGAACTCACGCCAACCCTCCAGGCGTGCGTCGTTGGCCTTGCCCGCATCGAGGAGACGCTTGCTGTACTTGGCGATGCGGGTGTAGTTGCCGCCGTGAGCCTCCGGGAACGTCCAGTCGATAGCGGCAGCCTTATCTGACGGACCACCCTTGTCTTCGGAGTCGACAACCGAATAGTTGTTAGACGCGTTGTCGTTACGAGTGCCGTGGTACCCGGGCTTGTCGGCGTAGATACCACCCAGTTGGGTGTCAGGCTCCAGCTGGTGGAGTTGCTCCCACAGGTACCACAGGGGTTCCGGTATTCGGCTGGGGTTCGGGTTGGCTGCCACCTGGACCGGCCTCCTCGTCATCACCAACGATCGTGTACTGGGCATCCATCTGGCGGGCCAGCATCCCGGCCATGCCGTACACCGGGTCTTCAGCAGGTACCTCAGGTGCCGGTTCCCCGTCAGCCACATAGAGTGCAGCGAGTTTTCGTGCCCGTTCCCACTGCTGGATCTGGTCGTCCTCATCGAGGATGATGCGGAACTCCCAGGCCCGGTCATCGGCAGCCTCGTCTACCACAACGTCTTCCTCTTCTGAGAGTTCGATTCCGTCGGGGAACACCTGCCCTGCGGCAACGAGTGCCATCTGCTCCTCGCCTTCCATGGCGTAGACCGGGAACGCCGGCACGTTCACGGCCAGGGCAGCGGTGAGTTCGAGGTGACCTTCCACTGCCCGCCAGTCACCAGACAGTGGGGACCGACGCAACTTGGCAGCCTTGGCAGGTGTAGAATCGGGAACCATGGAGCCAGCTACCCAGATTCCAAACTCATCCTCACCAGCCCGGACAATGGCGACCTCGTCACCGGTGTGGTCATAGTGGATAGCAGCAGCGGAATAACCCAGGTTGATATCTGCGTGACGTGTGTCCATGACGATTTTTCCCACAGCAAGACGGTCGCCGTTAGCCACGAATACATGACCCAGATGGAAGGGGGCATAGCCCTTTCGGGATTTGGGAGCCAGGACGCAGGACCGCTGACTCACGTCGCGGTGACACTCGTCCCAAGCGGCAAGATGACCGTATACCTGACCCTCCGGGGTCACGGTGACTGGTGTTTTCTCACTGAGTTCAGGATCCTCGAACCACTCGCGTGGAGGTTTTAGCGGGTACGTCGTGTCAGACATCGCGAATTCCTTCCCTTGAATTCCGGCATCCTCTCGGGCCTGCACCGATGCTGGCCGGTCCCATGGGGCTGCAATGCTGCTGTCGTTGAAAGCCTTAGCCAGTTCAGGGTAGATCTCGGAGATCACCGCACGAAGCTGACCCTTTTCCTCATCCGGAATATCTGGCAGCCCACCGTGGGCACCAGACAGTAGGGCTGCCGCCGCATAGATGGCGTGGAAGACGAGAGTCAGCCTTCCGTTGACGATGTCGCCCACCGGCAGGCGGTACGAGGTGGGATCCGTCGGGGACTTGGTGGAGTCGAAGTACATGAACGCTTTCTTGAACTTCGCTACATCGGGTCCTTGTCCTTCGGCGTGCGCCCAAGCGGTGATTCGCTTGACGGCGTCGTCATTGTCAAAAGCCGCTTCTCGTGGCGCAAGCGGGAGACCTCGCCACCCTGAAGAGTTGACTGCGTAAGACGACGGCATTCCCTTAGCGTTCGACCCATTTTCAGGAAGAACAGAACCGCACCCACAGTCGTCACCGTCGCCGCCGTAATCGATATCCATGTCAGGATCATCGTCGGGCCAATCGCCATCTTTCAGGTTGTAGATCCGCATGTCCGAGAATGCGGGAATCGCAACCAGAGTGGCACCGCCGAACGTGTATTCGGTGGTGTGATGTGCGCCCGTTTCAGGGTTGACGGTGGCTCGTACCCGACCACCTGGATCCAGGCTGGTACCTGTGACGCCCTGGTCCACCAGGTACCGGGCTTCCTTGACTTCCGGAATGATTGTCTCATCGAGCCAGTCACCCCAGCCGTATACCCAGTCCCGGCCTTTTTCGTCAGGTCCGGTGGTGTAGCCCAGGATCCTGGCCACTGTGACGGCACCCTGGTGCCCTGGAAGGTCCATCCGCCGGTGCCGTAGTGGCAGCGGCAGCGCCCGGCCCTTGATCGACCCCGGCTCGAAGATCCGCATGCCGCCCGGCTCCCCGGTAGGCCGGCTGATCGGTGCCAGCGGGCCAGCCCACAGTTTCTCCCCCAGCACCGGCTGAGCGGCGAGGAGGGCAGCGGCAGCTACAAGCGCCTCAGGTGGCTCCATTTCCAGGGTGAGCGGGTGTTCCAGGTGAACTCCCAGCGACGCGATGAGGGAATGTTCGGCCGATCCGTGTCCCGGTGGTCCCCCGGTCGCCTTGGTGTGCAAGATGTTGCACAGGCCCTCCGGGTTCTGCGGGAATTTGGAACGCAACGCTCGCACGCATCGCATGAAGTCGCCGGGCACGTTCCATCGGATTTTGGCAGCACCCTTCCCGGCCAACCAGTAGCGCTGCAACTGGATGGGCATACCCCGTGCCGGGTTCGGGTCAACCATGACTACCTCAATCCACAATCAGAAGATCACAGCGACAGCCAGCAACTTCGTCCACCGGAGCAAATGGATCTCCTGGATGAAGCATAAGGACGTCACCCACGCTGAACATAGCGCCCAGAGGTATCGGATCAGACGAAACTGCCTTGTGGGTCGCTCGGACCCTGCCGTCGCGTTCGTTGATCCACTTCTTGCGAAGCAGTTTCCCGGTCACCCTGGACTGCTCCATGCCAGCCGCCAAGGTGCCGGCACCATAGGCTCGGGTGGTTTCAGTGATGGCGATGACCTTGGCGCGGTTCGGCCAGTTCTCGGATCCCGACCAGTCCAGGACGTTATCCACAGCTTCAGCCACAGCCTGTGTATTACCTCCACCGTTGATCACATCAATGATCTTGGAGAAGATCAGGTTGTAGGTCTCATCGGGCATCCGGACCAGGAAGTTCTCGGTCTGGGCAAGCTGGCTCATGACGAACGAGTGCCGCGACACTGGTGGCACATCGGTGGCCTCTGACCAGGCACCTATAGCAATTCTTCCTATAACCGCGAGAATCGTATCGACCTCACGGTTCCAGTCCGGCTGAGTGGAGAAGATCGCCACCGGGTCAGGTTGGATCTTGTGCTGACGCCAGGGGGCCATGACCGCTTCACGGGCACGCTTCAGCCAGGAACGCAGCCCTATGCTCACTACGTCGGCGAGTCGATCCTCCCACTGGCTACGCCCCACGCAGCAGCCCCTTATCCCGCATCCGCTCACCCAGCAGATGCACCTGGTGCGGGGTACCACTGACCAGAAGCTGCACGCAGTAGGTCTCCAAGGTGTCCTGGAGGACTGCGGGATCCGCAGCCAGTTTCGCCTGCTCGGTCAGGACACCCAGGTGATCCCAGGCACCGGCCAGAATCTTGTGGGCATGCTCCTCACCCTTGACCGGGATCTTGGTGTGTAGTTCGTAGGCGGGAACCTGATGCAGTTGCCCTCGGGTCCGGGCGTCGAGGAGCCGTTTGCCGGCCAGTTCCATGGCACGCATCACTGAGGCACCGGCCAGGATGGCTAGCGTGTCGAGCCCTGCAACGGATGTGGACGCCACAACGGCCGGCTGGGTAGGTGCAGGTGCACCCTCAGCTGTGGACGCCTCAGGGACCGTGCTGGGTGCCCCGGTGGGGGCAATGCCAGTTGGTGGCGGTGGCGGCGGTGGCGGACCCGCCCCGGGCACTCCCTGCGGGGGTGTTACCACGGTTTCGGGTGGCAGCATCTCATCGGTGTAGCCGGCGATCTTTCGGATGGCCGGGATTTGCATGAGATTCGGGTCGCGCAGCATCAGTTCCCGAGTGAACCGCCGGATGTCCTCTTCCTCGTCGGGCATGTCGGACAACTTGTAGTCACCTGCGATGATCACGGCTTCCTTGTTGACGATGCCGTCCTTGTACAGGTTGTGGGTGTCCTGGAGCTTCTGCGGCCGGACCGTCAGCGGGGCCGTGTCGTACCAGAAGATGAAATCAGCCGGATCCTTGTTGATGGTCTCCAGGGCATCCTTGAGGTAGCCCTTGGTCAGGCCCTCACAGATGCGGGTCATCAACGGTTCGATGTGAACCTTGACCGCCGACTCCTCCACGTGCCAGGACGACCAGTGGTTGGTGTCCCCAGTGCCCTTCAGGATCTCCGGCGGCATGTCCATGGCGGTGGCAAACCGGGCCAGGGCTTCCTCACGTAGCTCTCGTGCCTGCTGGGAGAGTTCGGAGGCGAACTGCATCAACTGGATCTTGCCGAGGGCTTCGGAGGGAACCTCAGCCACGGTGGGAACCACGCCAGCGGCGGTGCCCTCGCCCTTCAGTTCCATGGAGGCAACCCGGACGAAGTAGTCGCTCAGTGCTTCGGCTCCGGTACTCTCCCCGTCCAGGTCAGGAAATGACGTCTCCTTCGGGATCCACAGCACCCCGGCGGAAACAAGACGCGAGTGGATTTGTGCAAAGACAAACTGTGTGAGTTTCTGGATTTCCCACAGCATGGGCAACGCTCCACGGGTGGGAGAATCAGCCCAGACCTTACGACGCGGGTGGGGGGTCCAGATTCGGATGATGACATCTTGGTCATCCAGTTTGTTGTTGTCTCCACCGAGCAGTTTCCCGTTCTCATCGACAAATCTGAAGTAGCTCGCCGAGCCGCTACCTATCCGACGAAGTTCCGAATTGGAAACCACATACCAGTCGTCATCTTCATCCTTCCGGCCCCGTGCGGATCGACCCACCACATAGGCATCTCCGGCAATGGTGAGGTTGATGCCGAGCATCCGCATGGCTTCAGCTTTTGAGGAGACGTTGCCGAACAGGTTGTCCGCCAGGGCGGCAACCTTCTTGTTCTCAGTCT